CAGTGTTGATGAGTTCAGGAAATATTATGATTTTTAACACCAACGTGTCAAAACGATCCGTTTTGACGCCATTTTCCACGTATTTTATAACAAAAGTGTAAATAATACTAGACAGCCTTACATCAATTATTAACAGGAGAAAACAATGGCAGATCAATCAAAACTAGAGCAAATGCTCGAAAAATTGGTAAACAATGATCGCGAAGGCGCGGATTCATTGTTTCATGAATTTGTAATCGAAAAATCACGTGGCATCTATGAAAAAATGCTTGAGGACGACATGAAAGATTTAGAAGTCGACGAAGCAACAGATGAAGAAGTAGATGAAGCTTCAGAAGATGCAGACGTGGAAGAAGCTAAAGACGAGGAAGTTGATGAAGCTTCAGATGACGAAGAAGTTAAAGAAGAGTCAGACGAAGAAGTAGACGAAGCATCAGACGAAGACGTTGAGGAAGCTACAGACGAAAAAACAGACGAAAATTTCGACGAAATTACACCAGAAGCTGACCCAATGGGCGGTGACGCGGCAGACGACATGATCGATGACATGGAAGCTGACGATGATGGTGAAGAGGATAAAGGCGACGACGAAGAAATTGAAGACAGAGTCGTTGACTTAGAAGATGCTCTTGATGACCTAAAGGCAGAATTTGAAAAAATGATGTCTGACAAAGGTGACGATGAAGGTGGCGAAGATGATGATGCCGCTGACATGGACATGGACATGGGTGATGAAGAGAAGGAAGACGAGGCAATTGAGCCTGCTTCCGAACTTGCTGGCGAAGAACTACCATTAGACGGTGTTCCTTCTTTCGAAGGTAAAAAGTCTGAAGGTGAAGTAATGCGTGAGTATGTTAACAAAGTGTCTCACAAACAAGGTGAAGACCACAAAGCAAAATCACCAGTAGCGGGTAAAAACGATATGGGTGGTAACGCTGGTAACATAGCCGCAGGCGGCGAAGGCGATACTAAAGGTTCAGGTGCGACTCCTAAGGAAGATTCCGCAGGAAACGTAAATGTACCAGGTGGATCAGCTTCAAAGTCTATGAAAAAAGACAGCAAAGGCCACGGCGCTGAGAAAAAAGGCGCAGGCGAATCAGGCGCTGATAGTAAATCACCTATCGGTAGCTAATTGAGGACTTAGGGTAGATGTTAACTTTAACTGAAACACTATCATTCGACCAAGCGAAGATGGTCGTGGAGCATACCGACAACGAGTCAGGTGGTAAGGACCTGTACTTGAAAGGTATATGTATCCAAGGTGGTGTACGTAATGCTAACCAGAGAGTATATCCTGTGACTGAAATCGGTAGGGCTGTTAACACGCTCAACGATCAAATCAAAGGCGGATATAGTGTACTTGGTGAAGTAGATCATCCAGAAGGACTCAACATTAACCTAGACCGTGTATCACACATGATTACTGAAATGTGGATGGATGGGCCTAATGGTTACGGAAAACTTAAAATAATTCCAACTCCGATGGGACAACTAATTTCAACAATGATTAACAACGGCGTTAAAATTGGTGTCTCATCTAGGGGTTCAGGAAATGTTAAAGAAGACGGAAGCGGAGAAGTCAGCGAGTTTGAAATTATTACTGTTGACTGCGTCGCACAACCAAGTGCTCCGGGAGCTTATCCGACTCCCATTTACGAGCATTTGATGAATACAAAACATGGCTACAAGGCATTCAATATGGCTCGCGAATTAAATGGCGATGAAAAGGCACAAAAGTATCTAAAGGAGTCGTTGGTAAACATTATCAACGGTCTTCGCTAATAAGGAGAAGAAAATGTTAGATGCACTGAAAACACTCTTTGAAAACAACGCAATTTCAGAGGAAATCAGAGCAGAAATCGAACAGGCTTGGAACGAAAGGGTTAAAGAAAACCGCTTACAAGCTACAGCAGAACTTCGCGAAGAGTTTGCTCAAAAGTATGAGCATGACAAGCAAACAATGGTAGAAGCCATTGATAAAATGCTTGAAGATAAACTTTCCGCTGAAATTTCTGAGTTTGCGGACGATCGTCAAAAACTAGCTGAAGCAAGAGCAAAGTATGCGGTAGCGATGCGTGAAAACGCTGACCTATTAAAGACATTTGTTGTTGAACAACTAGGCACTGAAATTGGCGAACTACACAATGATCAGAAAGCTATGGCAGGCAAATTCCAAACACTGGAAAATTTTGTTGTTGATTCCCTATCAAAAGAGATAGCAGAGTTTTACGAAGACAAAAAAGACTTGGCTGAAACAAAGGTACGTTTAGTACGTGAAGCCAAAGATCATCTAGCTAAGGTTAAAGGCAAATTCATCAAGGATGCGACAAAGGTAGTAGCAGAAACAGTTGAGAAAGGACTTAAAAAGGAAATTACTCAGCTTAAAGAAGATATTGATTCAGCTCGTAAAAATGATTTCGGACGTAAGATTTTTGAAAGTTTTGCTAACGAATATTCAAACAGCTATCTCAATGAGAAGTCAGAAACTGCTAAACTATTAAAAGTTGTTGATTTGAAGGACAAGCAATTAGCAGAAGCTAAAGTTAAAGCTAGTGAACAGAAAGCACTAGTTGAGTCTAAGGAGCAAGAAATTGCTAAAATTACTGACTCGGCTAAGAGAGCAGAAGTCATTGGTGAACTCGTTGCTCCTTTGAACAAGAAGCAAAAAGAGATTATGACAGATTTGCTGGAATCTGTACATACTGACAAACTAAAGACACAGTTTGACAAGTACATACCTAGCGTGATTGCAGGAGACACCCCAGCGAAGGACACTAAGGCGATGTTGACAGAAGGCACAGAAATTACAGGCAATAAAGAAAATAATGACATAGATGCAAGTGAGTCAAGAACAGACAATGTTATTGACATAAGAAGACTTGCAGGATTAAACTAAGGAGAAAAAAATGTCAGAACTATTAGAAAGTCGCTGGCAGGATACGAAGACTGCACTTCTTGAAGGCCTTGAAGGCAACCGTAAGTCGGTTATGGGTGTTACTTTAGAGAACACTCGTAAGTATTTGGCTGAAACGGCTACAGCAGGTGCATCTAGTGCAGGCAATGTCGCTACACTAAACAGAGTGATCCTTCCAGTCATCAGAAGGGTTATGCCAACAGTTATCGCTAACGAGCTTGTTGGTGTTCAACCTATGACAGGACCAGTGGGACAAATCCACACATTAAGAGTGCGTTACGCAGACGCTTTTTCTAGCACAGCGGGAACGTCCACAACAGCAGGAGAAGAAGCACTATCTCCATTCAAGATTGCTGAAGGCTATTCAGGTGCGGCTGACGATAAAGCGGCTACAACTGCGGCTTTAGAAGGTGCGGCTGGTAACAGACTAAGCATCC